CTAGGTTTGGTATTCCCTTTCGAGTGGTAATATTAGTGAACATCTTTACTGTGTGTAACGTAAGCGTTCTGTGCGTCACTTAATCTTTCGAGTGTTAAGAAGCATGGATGTTGAGTCTCAGTCCTCTAACGAGGATGGGGCTCTTTTGGACGAGCGAGTATACGTTTCTTTGCGTAAGGAACAAATTGCGTGGTGGAAGGCGAACGTGGGCACCAAGCCCGTTAGTAACTCCGGCCCATACCATTCCCACGGTCTGTTGTCCGCAGCCCGTATGGTATTGGAGAAGCAAGCATGCGAAAAACTTTTGGAGCGCTATCCAGAGGCTACGATCGTTGACGTTGGGGGTTGCCCTAAACGCACGTCGAAGCATCTGCAAGGCCGTGGGTGGTATCAATGCCCATTACTTCAACCTGGCGATCAGCGTCGCTGGGACGAATGTCCTCAAGCCGTTAGACAATTCTGTTGTCGTCACACTCTGGAAGAGTGTGATTGCTTATCGAATAAGCAAACGGTCGCGTATTTGCTTGTGCATTCCGCGCAATACTACTCGGACCCCCTTGGGTTGTGGCGAAAGCTAGCGACTCCTAACTGTGCTGGAGCCATCAGCGTGCATCATGAATTTGATGACATGTACGGTGGCTTCCGAGATGAATGCAATTGGGAGATGATTGGCGATCGAGTTCACATGTCGGTCAAGGGGAACAACTCGGATTACGTACACGCACTTGTGCCATGGCAGTACAAATGGGTGGGCCCGTCTGGGGAGAGCTTTGAAGTTCACACTGAGCGTAGTATCGGTGGCTTCATGTTTCTCTCCACCATACGCCCTGTCCGGCATAGCCTGCGTAGTCCCCTTAAGGTAGGCGATGTTAAGGAGTGGAAAGAGTTGAAAGTTTCAGGTGACTTAGCTGGCCCCATTCAGGTCAGTAGCGGATTCAGGGGTGTACTCCCTGATGACTCCCGCACTCAAGTCATCGTGTTGCCGGTTCAGGAATTGCATGTCCTGGGCCCGGTTGTGTACACGGAAGCTATGTATGGTGGCGTGGAAAAACGGTTGACGGTTCCAAGATCTCTTCTTGCAGACGTAGTGTTACGTGCTGCTGGTCGCGAGAGGTCAGAGGCGCTGTTTTCGGAGTTGCTCCATGTCGCTGGACAAAAGTTGATGGGATCACGAGTACCAGATACCAGAAAAGCAGAGGTCAAAGTCGCTCTGGCTGTTATGGGTATGGTTACGTATATCGAGGCCGAAACTCATTTGTTGCATACTATGCACGAATTTTTCGGCTCGTGGTTCGTCCTTCATCGAACTTTGGTGTCATTCGGGCGCGTTAGAGTCCGACACGTGATCTTCTTCATGTGTTGGGGCTTCGTGTTCGCTATGGCGCCATTGTTAGGTGATGTCTGGGTGCATGATCACTGGTATGAGGTGTTTAGTGCTGTTGTGGCTAGTTTGGTGCTCATTCTTTGCGTCTGCTGCGTGCCCGTTGTGGTGCGCGTCTCGCAAGAACTACGCGCCTGGCGGGTCGGTGATTGGCGTGCGCGTTTGCGCGACAACACGGCCCCCACTAGTAGCAACATGCCTCTCTACACGCCTCTGCTCGACACAGAAACCTCTCTCCCGGGAACCACGTTTGTACGGGTTCCAGCAACTGACATCAATGGAGTTGTAGAATTTGATGCGCCCAAAGATAATCCGCGAGCCCCCGCACGATCTATCATGGCAGGCATCGTAAACTCGGCGACTGTCGCTAACGTTTTGGAACCGACCCAAAACGTCGAACACAGCGCCGTCACGCATAGGGTACTGCGTGCAGTAAATGGTCCCCAAGCGGAAGCTGTGCAACGATTGTGTAAAGACGTTGAAGAGAGCACAACCTTCGCAAAACTCGGTAAACCCCTTGATCGATCGCGTGTTTATGCGTTTGGATACTTCAATTCGTTGAAGCAGTATTCGAGCAAGTATCGTGATTTGTTGAAGGACGCGTGGAACAAGTTTATCGGGACTTCGGCAGAATGGGTTAATTCGCAACTTTTCATCAAGCTAGAAAAGGGTACGATTGAGGTCTCTCTTGAGGGACAAGGAGTCGGTACCAAACCAAGATTAATCAATGCGCCACCAATTGAAGACAAGTCTATCCTCAGCCCTCTCATCAGTCAGATTCAGCGCGACGTTGAATCTAAGTGGACTGGTTGGGAAGAGGAGCCTGTCATGTATTGCTCTGGATACACCACTGACGCGATCGGCGCTCGAGTAGATGACTTTATCGAAAGAGCGGGAGGCGAGGACAAAGTTGTTGGTATCAACGTGGATTTTGCTACGTATGATATCACTTTGAAACTCGAACTCCAAGACATCGTATTTGAAAAGGTGTATAAGGCAAAATATGGCGTGACAACGTCAGAGACGACATGGTTAACGCACATCCGTATGCGCGGCAAAACGCCCCACGGAGTCCGTTTCGAAGGTCATAGGTACTTTGCAGACGAGCAAGAGTACGACGATTTTGTGAAGAAGTATGCTAGTCGATACAAATTGAAGCACTGGGTGGAAAGGTCCGAAGAAGGGCGATTTCTTAGAGGAGTCGTCGAGGACTTTCAAATGGCTTCGGGTCGGGCTGACACGAATTTGATGGATTCATTAGTCAATGCCGCAACTTACGTAGGTATTCTCCGTGATAGGAAATACTTGCTGTTAATTTGTGGTGATGATGGATTCTTGATCTTGTTGAAGACTGACCTCCACCTATTTGAGCAGATAGTAACCTTCCAGAAGGAATTGGGCTTGCTACCAGAATCCCTGATTTGTAAGAATCGGAGTGACTGGGAGTTTTGCTCGAAGCTCTTCTGGTACGCCACTGATCCCCTACGAGGTGACCGAACCGTCACTGTACTGGGTCAGAAACCCGGACGCGGCATCGTGCGCCTAGGCTCCACCATCACGGTGGCCGGGGCGTCGAATATTGCCAAGTCCGCCAAGGATGTTCTTGATAACAACATGCACGTACCGTTCCTGCGTGTGTGGGCCAAGAAAACCTCGGAGCTGTGCAAAGCTGGGGGCGTGAAGCCAATGGGTTACGAATTCCAAATGCTCAAAGCTGGACGCCGCTACAATGGTTCCCCTCTAAATTGGTCAATCACTGAAGAACGCTATGGTCTTGGCGAAGTAAGTGAAAAGGAGGTCGAAGAACTGTTGAAACCCGTCTCATCGCTACAAACCACGGTTACCTGGACGCCGTTGGTCGCGATGAGTGCACGGGATCGGGAGTAAGGACAGGGGGGATAGAGGCGTAGCGACCTCAAATCCCTTATCTCTTCACCCAACATTGAAGTAAAATCGTTGGAATTGAGCTCAACCGCTAATCATTCACAAGAGATAAGAAGAATGGCTAAGAAGAAAGGAACAAAGAAGGCTCAAGGCAAGAAGAAGAAGGTAAGTAACGCACCACGTCGACCAGCAGGGCCGCGAATGCAGATGTCAGGCTTGATGTCTACGTCTATGGGAGCGTGTGCAGTGACAAACGCGTTTTGCCCCGAGGCAATTGGCGCTCGTTGGCCAGACAACTCATTCACCAAGTCCAATTATTGGGGCTTTCAGAATCAGTTATCGGCCGTTTCAGCCAACGCCGCAGGGTCAGGCGCGCAACTGTACACATCGTCTCTCTATAACACCATATTCGTGGGGACTGTTGTCGGAGATGTGGTTACCTATGCTGGTGCTGGTGTGCCCCCTGTTACTCCTCCATCCACTAGTCGATTTAGAGTCACTAGTTGGGGACTGAGGGTAACTAGCACACTAAGCAAAATGACAGCTACCGGTACCGTGAACATCCGATTCTTTTCTCAGCAGTTGTATGCGACGTACGCAACAACTTCGCTATCATCAACAATGTGCGATGCCTCTTTTGATGTTCCTATTTCGAGGTTAATCGATAAGGATATCTTCCTTATCCCAATGCCTCTAGGGACTGACGCTCGTTTATTTCGACCAGTTGATTCACCGTCCGCGGTGATTTCGACCCAAGAAAATAATGGGTGGCAGTTTATTCAAATAGGAGTGTCTGGTGCCCCGGTTGGCACCATTCCAATCAACGCCTATATGTATTATCACTTTGAAATTATCCCTGGCGACGGGGATGCCACTAATGCCTTTGCTAAGGCACCGCCCCGTAACAACCCAGCTGTTCAGAATACGAACGCTGGCGTGTTGGAGCGTGTTGGCAATTTCATTGAGGGTACAGTACAAAGCGTGGATAAAGTAGTCAAGTCTAAGTCAATGCAGTATTTGCTCGCTGGAGCCGCCGCGTATAACGGCAATCCAGGCCCGGCAGCTATGTTGGCAATCAAGGATGTGAATTAAAGTAGTAGAGCGAGAAACCGAAGGGTAGACTTCGATGAATCGCTACGGGATTGTAACTCAAGGTCTCGGGTAAGTTATTGAGGGAAGTGGGCTGGGAGTTTAAATATTAG